GCTACGTGGGTTTAATAAAGCCTACTTTGAGCAACTAAAAAGGGTAAAGGAGTATGAACTTAAAGCAAGAAGCAGAGCAGTTTCTGAAGGAGAAGTACGACATGGTTGATTTTAATTCATATCAAAGATCAGCCGTTACTACAGCAATCTATCCTGCTCAACATAAGATTACCTATCCTGCATTGGGCATGGCAGGTGAGGCAGGTGAGGTAGCCAACAAGGTAAAGAAACTTATTCGGGATGGACCTGACAAAAGACCTGACACATGGCGAGAGGACATAGCCAGTGAGATAGGGGATGTACTGTGGTACTGCGCTGCACTGGCTGACGATCTTAACTTAACGTTAGGTATGATAGCCTCACAGAACTTAGCCAAGCTACAGAAGCGTAAGGATAAGGGAACACTAGGTGGAAGTGGAGACACTAGGTAAAAAAAAGGGGGAGCTAAATGCTCCCCTTTGTTTATCGTGACATAAGTCCTTTATTTTTCTTTCGATATATGCTCTGATATTTCTTTGCAGTTGCCGTTAACTTGTTTAAAACATCTGGATTAGTAAGATCAGGAGAATCTCCATCGTTTCTATCTATATAATCTATCAACGCAATACGTCTATAATCTTTACTTACTCTATTAAATTCTGATAAAGCCCTTGAGTATTTATCGGCTATTCCCTTTGAGCCACTTTGTTTTAAGAAAGTTTTAAACTGAGAAAGCTTTGTAGTTAATAAAGGTTTCATCTTGGTTTTAAGATAAGCCTCTTTAGATACTTTTTCTTTTTTAACATCACTAAAGTTATCATATTTTTTAGCAAAGTCTTCTTCTATTTTTAACATAGCGTCATGTAATATAGGAACAAAGTCTTTTAGCTTTTCATTTTCAAATGCAGCTACCGCATCTATGTCTGAGTTACTACCCACTCTCCATTTAGGTACGCCATGCCTAATAAAGTACTCTCCTGTATCAGAGTCTTTTGGACGTAGGTTTATACCTAATGTAATTTTCCACGTTGGGTCTGGTCTTTCAACGTCTTCTTCAAACACAACAGACTTATCTTCCATCTGTCGTTCTTCATCCATATCTCTGAAACGATTATTATATGTCTTTTCTATCTCAAGTTGTGCAGCTTCTATTGCATCTTTAGGAGCAGGTTTTATATTTTGTTTATACGTGTTGTCTCTTACACCTAATGATCTTTGTAAGTCTATTACTTGACCAAAACCAGTTAGGAAAGAATTAAAATAGTTAGATACTGCTTTTGCCGTAAGTTCTGTAGCCTTTTTACCACCAGATATATCCATACCGTCTGCTATCTGCGATATTTCTTCTATTATTATATTACCTGTACCTGTTCTAAATGTAGTACCTGCAAATGTTTCTGCAAAGTCCTTTGGATTCCAAAACACAGAGTCAAATGTACCTTCATTTATATGCTTTAAAGCTTCACCTATGTACAAAAATTGTCTCATGGGAAAAATAGGACTAGTATCTACGGCATTTTCTCCTGCACCAAACTTCTTGTAGTCTTCAGGTGCATTTTCACTTGTTCTATATTGATACGCTGCACCGATAGCTGCAAGACCTACAATGTTTCTCTGTAGTGCCTGTCTATCTTTTGGTGTCATCTTAGTTATCTTACTACCTGTAGGATTAACTATGTCCATCATCTTTTTAGTAAGAGGTATAGCACCACCTGCACCATACTGTGCCATAATTTCCATACTGTTAAACATAAAACGTGGGAACTCAACAACGGTAGTTAAAGGAACGCCAAATACTTTACGGCTAGTCATTATGTTTGTTATGTCTCTAAATAATTTATTGTCAGGTTGTTTAGCATAAGTGACAGCAAGAGACTGTTCTATAGAGTCATTTACTAATGCAACAAAAGAACGAGCACCATCTGGTCTTACAGTAGATGAGTCGTTTAGTAGATCAGGAAGTTTACCGTCCTGTAGTGCATCAATTAAATCTATATTGTATTCTTTTTTAGCCAACCTTTGTAGCTCACTAAAAAATACACCACGTCTTACTAAATGTTCTTGCCATCTGTTTGCAAAGTTCATTAACTCCACTGTGTCTTCAAGTGGGTTCAATAGTTTGTCAGATAAACCACCTTCACCTCTACCTGTAGCAATTCTAATTTCGTTTAGGTTATCAAACATACGAGATGCCTGTGCCTCAAACTCAGGACGATTTAATAATAAATCAGAATAACCTTTAGCTACGTCAGGACGAGAGAACACATATTTGTGTGCAGCAAAACTATTCTTCCAATTGTCTTTATCAAATAGTGCTTTAGTTGCACCGACAAAACCACCTTGACCATCAAGCACACCACCTTTAATAGGTTTACCAAACTCATGCATTACCATATCGGCCATGTTGCCAAGACTTTCCATAGGAATACGAATGGCTGCACTCTCAAGGTTACGCATTGCTGTAGCAATTTGGCTAACCATAGCCCCACGTCTTACATTTTCTAAACGTGTACCTGCCTGTGATATTTTATTCTGTGCTTCAATGAGTTTCTTTTGTGCTATGTCATCTATCTCACCTACAGGTCTATTACGTTTTATTTGTTTGGCTATATTAAGTAATTTACCTGCGTCACTAAAAGAACCTATAGTAGTGGATATATATTCCTCAAAAGACATACCAAATCTAGCTAGTGTGGTAATTAACTCCTCAGTTCCAACTAACTCTTGATCTAATGTAATATCTAACAAAGATTCTATAACACCTTTTTTAGGGTCTTTAAACGCTTTGTGATTTGGATATTTTTTCTTAAAGGTTGCGACTATAGCAGTAAGACTGTCTACGCTATTTGGATTTAGCACTGGAGATAATAAAGCATCTTCAGCACCTATTAACTGTGACATCTGATCTGTTACTACAATTTCATTACCATCAGCATCTTTCTGAACTTCAAATAAATCGTTTCTAGTTTTTCTACTTGCTTTACGTGCTAAGTCATAATCTACTGTTAAATTACCACTGTCATCTTCTATAGATATTATCTTATCTTGATCAATTATTTTTCCATCTTTATCACGAGCACCTGTGTTAATTTCATAGTCTATAATAAATTTATTTTTAATGTCTGGGTTTTGTTTAGCAATTTTTGCAGCTTCTATACGTGCCTCTTCTCTTGCTTGTTGTGTAGCAAGCACAGCACCACCTACATTATTACGTCTTGCTATTTGATATTGCTTGTCATATTTAATTGCATCTTGATATGCTTTTATACCACCTGTTTTTAATGGAGTTATCTTACCCATAAAAGGTAAAGTTTCAGTAAACTCTAATAATACGCCTGTATTGTCAGCTATTTCTTCTGCTATTTCTTGGGGTGTGTCACCCACATCAAATCTACCACCAAAAGATAGTATACTTTTAGCTGTTTCAAAACCTATTCCTGTATTTTGTGCTGCCTCAAGACCCTCTTGAACTAAATCTGTATAAGCTGATGCGGTTAATTCAATGCCATTGGCTAACATGTTTAATGCGTTGTAGCCCTTTTCTCCTGTCAGGTCTATAAATTTATTTAATACAGGATTTTCTTTTAAAGCCTCTGCTAATTTTGGTTTTATTTCCTGTTCAAAAAACTCTTGACTTGTAATGCCCTGCTCTTTTAAATAGGCTTCCATGTCTTCCTTATCTTTTTTAATTTCAGCCATACTTTTTTTAGTACGAGAAAAGTTTTCTTCTGTTTGTTCTTCTACACTTTTTTCATAGGCTTTTACTTTATGCCCTTTATATGTGTCAGGAGGAGGTTGCATACGTTTAGCATAATACTCAGCATATATTGGATTATCTTCAGGTGCTACATTTAATGGCTCCTCTGACACAACAATATTGTTTTGTTTTTCTACATAAGTTTCTGTAGCTATGGTTGCTGTATCTTTATTATTATTTTGTCTAAACTCTTGCTCCATTTTTTCTCGTAAATTCATGGAGTCATCTGTATTTGTAACCTCTACTTTTTTTTGAGAAATAGGTTTTTTAGTAGGGGGCGTTTCTCCCCTATTACTTTTTTGGAGTTCTCTATACTCCTGTTCCATTTTTTCTCGTAAATTAGTCATGTTAATTATTAGGAGTTACGTCAGTATCAACAAGGATAAACTCTTTATACTCTTTACCCATCCAAACATATATATTTTTTACTACATTATTATTGTCGTCTGTAACTAACATGGTATAAATATCACCCTCACTTAATTCAGATGCTTGAGGAATTTCTTGAAGATTATAGTTTTTTACTACCTTACCCTCTGCATATTGTTTTCTACCAAAGTTTACTAAATTTGTTTTCGTAGCTTCTTCTTCACCTTCTAATCTCATTAATATGTATGGGTCTGACATTCCAGTAATTGATCTCCAAGAATCTGCTGCTCGTTTTACTGAGTCATATAAAGCAACATAACCCTCACCTACTCTACCTTCAAACTGTTGCTCTAAATCTCTTTCAAAATCTACAGGAAAACCCATATTCATCATTCCCTGTTGTTTTTGTTTTATTAAATTAGTTTCAAAAGCATTTGCATCTGTTGCTTTTACAACCCCTTCAAAACCTGTACCAGTATCTACTTTATCTGCAATTTGTGCATTTGCTTTCTTTTTCATCTGTTCTAAAATTGTTTTTTCTTCTTTTTGTAATACCTCAAATTTATCTTTTAAGTCACCTTGAGTTACGTCACCACTGTTCATCAAGTCTATTTGTTTTCTACTTACTGAATCTAACATAACACTTAAACTTTGTATCTCTTCATCTTCTGGCTCACCATATATAGTTTTAATAGCGTCTGCGTTCCAGTTAAACCCCATTGGACCTGCAGGTACAGGTGAAGCTCCTGTTAATGTTTCGTCCATATTATCAAAAGAAGAACTCATGCTATACAAAGTACTTACATCTGCACCCTTTTCAACTGCTTTCTGTGCTATAGTACCTGCATGTAGTACCGCCTTATCACCACCTCTTGCTATCTGTGCAGCAGCAGCCCTGTCATAACCTACAGTCATTAAAAAATCTACATTCTGTCTTTGTTCTTCTCTTTTTGCTCTACGCTCTGCTGATTTAGCTAATCGTTCTCTAGTGGCCGCTTCTGCATCCATTAGTTCTAGCTTATCCATTTGAAGCTGACGCTGTGCTATATTTTCAGAAGCTGCTCTACCTGCACCACCAAGTGCAGCCATTAAATTAAACCCCATCGGTATTTCTCCTAGACATTAATCCTACACTAGGTTCTTCTAGTTCCATTTCCATTTGTTCTTCTTCTTTAGGCTTGTTTTTACGTTTGTCTATAGCTTTTTCTGCCATCTTTACAGCGTTAGCCACCAAAGCATCACTAGGTTTATCACTACCAATTTTTTTGTTTGTACCCGACTCAAACTTAACGCCTGACTCTTCAGCTAAATAAGCCATAGTCTCCATTAAAACAGGCATAATTAATATTCCTATGTCAAGACTATGCTTACCTTCCATTACACCACTAGACTGTATTGCATTAGCCAGTGTTGTTAAAGGAACTCCTGTTTCCATCACGTTAAGTAAATCATCTAACATCTCTGGATTAGTTAAACGAGGAATATAAAACTCTAGTGCTTGCTCTACTGTGGTATATTGTGGTGGCTGTTGCCAAGGTCTGTTACCTAATTCAGCAGTGAGAGATTGTCCTGCAATAGGAGCATCTATCATTGGAGCTAATCTATCAACCATTTCTTAAATCCATTCTATCTTTACGTATTATACTAACGTATTTTGCTATACGTTGATTAACACTCTGTTCTTTAGACATAGTGTCTGTAGAAACATTACGTGCAAGTAAACTATTGCTCATTTGTTTTTTAGGTTCACCTTCTTTTGATAAAGGTAAGTTAGCCATTGTTAAAAATGCAGCATTATACATTAATCATCCTCCTCATTTTTACCCAAAAAAGCCTGGGAAAAGTCCTTCAGCTATAGTACCTGTTAATGTGCCTGTTAAATCAGATGTAAAAAGATCACCAATAAAACTACCTATACCTGCGGATGATTCAGCATCAGCTTTAAACTCTGCAATAGACATTGATGTATCTGCCTGTAACTGTGCGATAGCTTGAGCAGATATTCTGCCACGCTCATTCTCGGCAGATGTCCATGCCCATTCCATATTGTCAGCATAGAACTGCCACAAATTATTATATGCAGCTTGTGAATATCCTAGTAGTGCCTGTGCATTTATTTCGTTAGCACGATTAACTGCTGCTGTATCTGCTGTAGCTATTTGTCTACGCCATTGAGCATTAGCCTGATCAATAACTAATCTGTTGTTAGCATTAAACTGATCACGTTGATTGTTTATTTCAGCGTTAAATCTTTCAATAACATTTACCTGACCTGCATTAAACTGTGCCTGTGCATTTGCTTGTGACGCATTAAACTGTGCTGTATTAGTTTGTAATTGTGCAAAAAATTGATCTGTTTGATTTTGTGAGGTTGCATTAAACTGTTGTGCAGCATTAAGTGCAGCCTGATCTGTAAATAAAGACTGTACACGTTGTTGAGCTTTAAATAATTCTACTTGCTGTTGATTAGATAAGTTAGTAAGATCAGCCTGTAAAAAGTTTTGTGCATTTTGTACAGCAGCCTGTTGCCTATTGTTTAAGTTAGCCATGTCCATGTTAGCTAGTGCAGATGCCTCTGCTAGTATCATAGCCTGTGAGTTAGACAGGTTAGTTAATTCCATTGTATTTGCTATACGTGAATTTTCTAATGCTACCTGTTGTTCAGCAGTAAAGTTCATATTAGCTATGTCACTAATCTTAGCCGCATTAGCTACACGTGCTTGAAAACCTTGATCAAACTCCATGCCCAAAAACTGTGCTCTTTGTTGTGCAGCAAGTATAGCACGTTGTTGTCTGTTTGACAAGTTTTGTTGTTCAAATTGTGCAGTTACTTGTGCATCCATTTGAGCAATAGGCAATGCAGCTTCCATAGCTGCCTGTACAATAGCTTGTCCTGCTAAACTAGATGCACCTAGACCACGTGCAGCCATTGTAGCTGTAGCTGTACGCATAGCTCCTGCTGCCCATGAAGGTGTATTACCACCCTCAAACTGAGACATTAATGTTTCTAGCTGACCTTGTACTGTAGCTTGTTTAGTAGGTGTAGCAGTTGCAGCTTCTATTTGTTCGTTAAATGCTGCAGCAGTTTCTGCATTGGCTACACCAGATACTAATTCACCTTGTTCTACCTGTCTTTGCACAGGATTATCCATTAAAATAGCTGTTCCTTGTGCAGCCTCCACATTAGCTACAGATGTGCCTTCTTGTTGTGCTGCAGTAATACTTGCTATTTGTTCTATCTGTGCAGCTTGTGTTTGATCTGCTGCTGCAGTAACTGCACCTGAAGCCTCTATAGGTGACATTAATGCTGTTTGCCCTGCAATAGGCATCATGGCTTGATCAGTTGTAGCTAGTGCAGTAGGTATTGCTACTGATCCAGATACTTGACCTGAGTAAGGAGATACAAGTTGATCTGCAGTTACCTGTGTACCAACTGGAACTACAGTTGCACCTAAAGGAAGTGCAGGTGTTTTAGCCAGTTCTTCTTGTACATCTACTAAATTACCTGTATACGTTTGTTGTTGTGGAATATACTGTTGATTTAGCACACGAGGATCATACTGCTGTAATGGTATCGTTGTACTTTCTGGTTGACCACCATTACTAAACCTTTGCACATAACCACCTTCTGCCATTTGTTTAGCACTTTCTGTATACTTATTCATTTGTTCTTTTTTTTCTGGGTTTTCATTTAAAAATTTATCAAACTCTTCCATGTCACCTGTGTAACCAAGACTTTGTGCAATACGTTGTTTTGCCTCTGGTTTAAAGCCACCAAATTTTTTACCTGAAGGTTTAGGTAACTCAGGCACAATACCACCCTGCGCCATATTAAACTGGGGAGTAAATGGTTGCATAGTAACAGGGTTATTTATTACAGGATTGTAACCTTGTACAGGTGTAACAGTAGGCGCAGGTGTAGTAGGAACTTGTGATTGAAATGGCATCTGTCCTGCAGGTTGTTGATTTACAGGATAGAAACCAGAAGGGATAGGAGTTTGAGCTTTACCATTTATAAAGGTAATACTAGTTGTCATACCTGCATTATTACGATACATACGTACATCATATTGTGGTGCACCTGTAGTATTAGCTGTTTGTTGTTGTAAATTATTTCCTATCATGTAAGTTTGACCTGTTTGATTTGATAAAATACCTGTTGCATCTTTTGTAAAAGTACCAGTTATAGGGGCCATAGATGAAGATGTAAAACTTGAATCTTGATAACCTTGCGGTAATTGAAATTGATTTGAGTCTTGAATTGGTTGCATAGTTCCAGTATCTGCACCTGTACCACTATCAGGGCTACTTCCTATAATCTGTGGAGTTCCAGTACCAACAACATTACCACCTTCTATAATTTGAAAAGATGTATTTTGGGTAACACCTGTAGTTAAAGGTTTTGATGTATTTGATAAATTATTTACAAATTCATTTTGAAAAGGGTTGTATGTTTTTTGTAATGTATCAAAAGCTTGTTTAATGTTAGGATTTACATTTTCTCCAGTTTGGAGTGCTCTAGAGTCCATAGCTGCAGAAACAGAGTTTACCCAAGAGGTATCTTGTACACCAAAACTTTTTAATGTATTAGCCATTTGATCTGCGTTGCCAGATAGGTTTCTTAAAACTGAACCATTGCCACCTACAATATATAAGTTAGGTGGTGATTCTACAGGTTTACCATTTGCATCTATAACAGTATTACCTTCTTCATCTTTTTGATACTCACCTGCTTGATAAGATACGGTAGTACCACCATACATTTGAGATGTAGCAATCTGTGCAGCATCTGTAAGTTTATTAGCATCGTAATCTGAAACTGAAACATTAACTTTATAGCCCCCAGTAGGAACCATATGTTTTTCTCCTGTAATTGGGTTAACAAGAGTAACAGCAGCTTGTGTAACTATTGCACCTTTTGGAGGTGGGGTAATCCAATCAGGTAATGGACCAACTGAAGGAGGTTCATCGGGGTCAGGAGCAACAGGTTCTGCTTTAGCCGATTCAAAAATAGCGTTCCAATCACGTGTATCTGTATTAGAACCTACAACACCATAAAGTAATTCACTTGCTTGAGAAGAAAAACTTGCACGTTCTTCACTGGTCATTTCTTCTAAAGGTTTTCCACCTAAAGCTTCGGCCACTTCACGTGCATTAGGATTACGTGGATTATTAGGATCGTATCCATAGTCAGGGTTTACCCAATCGGGTATATTATTTGAATTATTACCTTGAACCATATTTTATTCCTTATTTACCCATTGTCATCCACACTGCACCTGCAATAAACGTCAACAATGCGACAGTAGTTAATTTAACTATAGTTGACCAGATAGATTTACGTGTATCACGCCATGCCTCTAGTAAACTTCTCATTTCTATAATATCTTTTTGTGCGTCATCATCAAGTAGACCAATAGAACGTAGGGCTTCTTTAGCCCCACGCCTAGCTGCTTTGTCTAGCATATCTTCCAGTTCTTCTGTGGTAAGTTTAATGTCTGCCATAGTTTAGCTCATAAATGCTAGAGTGTCAAGCTGCTTCTTTTTCTTCTTCTTCTGTAAGTTTAGCAGACAAAAGATTTGCAAATGCATCTCTACCTACACGTAGTTGATCTAAATTAAATTTTGATGCGTTAATTTTTCTTTCTAAATCGACAATGTGATTTACCATTGTCTGTTGCTCTTGAGTCATATCTTCTACGATATATTCTTTATCATTAATAGTGATTGGGGTCTTTTTATTTTTTCCCATTGTGCCATTCTCCTTTTATATTATGGTTTTGTAGGCCAGTCATCTTTTCCAAGATTAGGCCAGTTACTGTGATCAGGTAGATCACGTAATGCTTGTCTGTATGTTTTCATGTCATTTGACATTGTTACATCAGACAGCGCATAAAAATCTGTTTCTTGTAGCAACAGGTTTCTATATTCTCTTTGTTCTTGTACTAATTCAGTGTCGCTTTTTGATGGTGTTGTAAAGGATGAACCGTTATAAGTATCATTAATTTTTGCTGTGTCACTTTTAATCCAATTACTCTCAAGGGCTGAATCTGATTCAGCAATATTAATTACTACATCATCTTTAACTATTGCATATCTCATTTTCTACTCCTTTACCATGCGGAAACTCTAATCCGACCTGCTGCACCTGCTCCACTATTTCCAGTATCAGCAGCACCACCGCCTCCACCTGGGGCTGTACCTGCTGCACCATTTGTACCGTCAGAAAAACCTTCACCACCATCACCACCAAAAACTGATGTACCACCATCTCTATTGGCTGTTTTGGCTCCTCCACCGCCACCACCACCATAGATAGTTTTACCACCAAAACCATTGGCTAGACCACCTTTACCTGCATAACTAACAACTACATTATTATCTACACTGCTTGAATTTGAGCGATCATATGGAGCACCTCTACCTGCGGTGTTATTTTTTAAACCGCCTTCACCACCTAAAGCAGTCAAAAGAGAACCAAAGGTTGTTGTTCCACCATCATTACCTGTACCACTACTAGTTAGAGAAGCACCACCTGCTCCAATCGTTACAGTTTCAGTTGAACCAACGTCACTTGCTCTAAATAATTGCGATACATAAGCACCACCACCGCCACCTTGTGCGCCATCACCATCAAAAGAACCTTTTCCACCACTACCACCACCACCGATAGCTTCAACAAAAATATAATTTACACCACTTGGTTTTGTATAAGTACCAGAAGATGTAAACTCTTGAAAATCTGCTGAACCACCACCACCAATGGCACTCCAAGCACCTCCTGCATAACCTTCAAAAGCATTATCATCACTGTTGTACCTAAACATACCATTAGCAGCAGAACTTGTTCTTTGTGCCGTAGTTCCTACAGGTACTTTAAAAGACCCAGTTAGAGAAGATACGAGGTCTGTTGAAGTTAAATCTAAACGTTCAGCTCCACCTACATAAAACTCCATTTTATTACTAGTTTTGTTACCTGTAATTGCAGGTCTAGAAGAACCGCCTCCCCAACCGATAAACTGGTCATTATCTATATCCATACCTGCACTAAAAGTTTGCTGTGCTGTAAAGTCTTGAGCACTTGAAAGTAATGCCACTGTACCTGTAGCATCTGGCAGAGTTATTGTTCTATCAGCAGTAGGGTCTGTTACTGTAACAGTCGTTTCATTTGTATCGTCTGTTGAACCCTCAAAAACAATATCTCCTGATAATGTACCTAAATTGGTAATGCTTGAAAGGTTTCCTGTAGTTATAACTGTACCTGTAACATCAGGAAAAGTAATTGTTCTATCAGCAGTAGGGTCAGTAACATTTAAAACAGTTTCGTGATCATTAGCACTAGAGCCTTCTATAGTAAGACCTGCATCGTTTAACTTTAAACCAGTTACTGTAGGACTTGTAAGAGTTTTATTTGTTAATGTTTTTGTTGTAGCTGCAAAATAAGTGTCGAGTAAATCTACGTCAAAATATCCTATACCTCCACTACCACTGTTGGCAGATGCATCAAGTATAGCAATAGCATCTGCTGTTGCAATAGCAGTGCTTGTATCAACTGTAATTGCTGATACATCTGCTACTGCATTAATTTCTTCACCTGTGGCAGTAAGATTTGTAACATTGTTAGCAGAACCTGCTACTGAGTTTACGTAAGCTTTTATAGATTGTTGTGTTGCAAGTGCAGTGTTTGAATCTGAAGTAAAGTCATCTTCATCTTTAATGGATGTAACTGTAGAGCCTGAAGCAAGAGTTAAACTTGTATTAGCTGTTATACCACCACCATCAGCAATGGTAATAGCATCGTCACCATCTGTAAATGCTATCTTAGCAGTTTGTACTTCTCCACCTACTTTAATATCTCCAGATACATCCACACGAGTAGATGCATTTAAATCAATAATAGCTTCACCATCAATAGTTAGCGTACCATCTGCTGATTGATGTATAAAAGATGCAGTGTCACCAAACTGAATTTTATTTGTACTATCCATTAAGATGTTGTCAGAGTATTTAAAGTAATCCTCATCTTCCATCCAAGTAATAACACCGTCATTACTGTTAGCATTGAATGTTAAAACAACATCTGTGTCTCCACCGTTACCAACAGATAAAGCATCTGTTTCTAAATTAATACCACCACCAGAATCTAATGTTACTGTTGTACCTACAGCTTCAAATGTACCGTCAGCAGTGATTGTAATGTTAGCTGCAGCAGCAGCAGTGTCTGTAGTAGTAATAGCTAGTGTACCATTTGTTCCTACAGTTAAAGTAGCTGTATCATCTGTAGAGCCTGTCATGGTAATAACTTTACCATCCACAGCTACATCATCTACTGTTAAAGCAGTAAGCGTTCCTAAACTTGTAATATTTGTTTGAGCAGCAGTTTGTAATGTACCCTCTACATTAGCCACAAGAGTTCCTGTGCTAATAGTAAGGTTTCCTGTAGATGCACCTGTAAATGATCCTGTGCCTACAATAAATTTATCTGCAGACTCATCAAAACCAATAAAGGCATTGTCTGCTGAACCACGTTCAATAACAATACCTGCATCGTTAGATGGAGTACCTGTTGTTCCTGTACCTAATTCTATAAGAGCATCTTCAATTGTTGTGTTAGTTGTACTAATAGTTGACGTAGAACCATTAACTGTTAAGTTTCCTGTAACAGTTAAGTCTTGAGTCATTGTAACATTACCACCAGAGGCAATTGATATTGCATCTGTGTCACTAGCTGAACCTATATTACCACCATCTGATATTATAAGATTACCACCAGTAATATTTCCTGTAGTAGTAATTGTGCTAGAGCCAGTATCAATAGTACCAAAACCAGATGTAATAGAACCTGAGTCAAGAGCACCTGTAGTTGTAAGATTTGATAATGATGTAATAGAACTTCCCACATAAGTAGAAATAGCTGTGGCTGCAACTTGTTTCATATCGCCATCATCGTTTATTACAAAACGATCTGCATCTGCTATGGTTACTGAACTTGCTGCGGTATCACCATCTAATATATTTAATTCACCTGCTGTAGAACTAACAGCAGTATTATTTATTGCTAATTTACCTGTAACAACATTAAATGTGCCATTGTCTTCAATTCTAGCTACCTCTGTTCCATCTCTTTGTTGAAAAATAATATCTTTAGCATCTACAATAGGTTTAATAATTACATCACCTGATGAGTTAGTAATTCTAAGTACTTCTGTGCCATCATCTTGAAATTTAAAATCTCCACCATCGGCATCTAAAATAATATCTCCTGCTACATCTACGGTTAAATCTCCAGAGCTAAGATCAATTTCAGTTCCATCAATAGTAATATTATCAATTACCACACCTGCATTAGCTGTAACTACACCAGTAACTCCTAGTGTTCCTCCTATGGAAGTATTACCAGTTGTATCTGCAACAGTAAATTTATCGGTGTCCATAGTAAGACCACCATTAAGTGCTACTGCACCTGAAGCTGTAATTGCTGTAAATGTACCTGCACCTGCACTGTTAGCACCAATAGTTACACCATCGATTGCACCACCGTTAATATCTGCAGTAGTTATTGTAGTTGTTCCTGAAGCTGTAATATTAGTAAATGTACCTGCAGCAGCACTGTTACCACCAATAACAGCACCGTCAATTGTACCACCATTTATATCAGCAGTATCAGCTACAAGATCATCTATATTTGCTTGACCATCAATGTATAAATTACGCCACTCAGAACCTACCGCACCAAGGTCATGCGTATCATCAGCAGAAGGAGTTATAGCAGAGGCAACATCAGCAGTAAGAGTAACTGTATCTGTAGCTGCATCACCAAGAGTGGTGTTTCCGTTTACTGTTAAGTTTGCGGTAATAGTAGCACTTTCATCTACAGTAAGTGTATCTATTGTAGCTGTGCCATCAATAAATAAATCTTTAAATTCTAAACTAGATGTACCAAGATCAATGTCATTATCAGTTACAGGAACAATAACGCCATCTTGTATTCTTATTTGTTCTACAGCAGAAGAAGATACCTCGCTAAAAAATCCAATACGATTATTAGATGTATCTATTGCAACTTTGTTTAATGCATCACTATCTGCAATTAATGGTACGTATGCACCTTCTTGAGTGCTTCCATCATGTTTATGCCCTGAATCTTTATTAAATGCATCTCTTAATGCATTATATTCTGCATTTACTGGTGCAGCTTTAATAACCGCATTAGCAATAATATCTGCTGTTGATTGTCTTGAATAACCTGCCATTTTATAACCTGTCTCCTACTCCAAATGTAATCACTAAACCTTGAATACTATGTGATGCACTGGAATCATTAGTAACGAATTTAAAAGATGCGGATTTACCTGATCCTTCAATATTAGTTCGTTGTACTGGTGATGGATTACCATCAAATATTGCGGTGCTATCATACGATACTTCATTATAGTATGCTGCTGCACCTTCTGTCGTTAAATTAAAGTTTGTTGGATTAAGTGTATCTACATTTTCATAATCATATACAGCCGACATAACTATTTCATTATCACCTTCAGAGCGTAAATATGTAGCTACACTATAAAATATTTTTCGTTGTTCAGGGTCTTGTAAATAGTAAAACGGAGTTTGAAATAAACTAAATATATCCGTTCCTGCAAAATCGTTACCTCTTTCTTGCCTATGTACTTTACCGTCTGAATCACCATGTAATACAAACTCGTCTTGCCCTATATAAGCACTATCAGAACAAGTAGCTGTAATACCTAACATTTGACCATATTCAAACTGTAAACCATTAGGTGTTTGTCTAAATCCACCAATAATACCTTGTGAATCTGCCGCCCCAAAAAAATATCTAAATTGTGATTTTTGTCTAATTACTACAGCATTAAGCGTATCAAGATCAATATCAAATACTATATCAGTAAAAATAGATTGAATATTTTTAGATACAGTTTCAAGATTAACATCTCCAATTTTTGCTGTACCTGCAATAGGACGTAAACCGTCTTGAGATAAAAATAATAAATCACCGCCTATTTCTATAACACTATCTGTAGCTAAACATCCTAAATCATCAGTAACAGTAGATAACACAAAATTAGCTGTTGCCGTACCAGATAATTTTTTAATACTATTTGAGCCAAATATAAATAATTCATTTCTAAATGATTTAATTGCAACTATAGAAAATCCTACATTTATAACTCCTGCCCCATTACCTGATGCAAAGTCTGTTTCTGCTAGTGGAGCACTATGATATAGTTTTGTTGGGTGTGCAGGATCACCTGCTAAAAATAAATGGTTTTGAAATATTGCAGAAAACTTAGGGTCTGTTGGTGCATCTGAGTGTGTAATCTGTGTGTACGTTGAACCATCATAAGTAGCTGCGGGATTTATACCATCTGTTAATACTACTTTTGGTGTTCCAAAATTAAGTCTAGAAAATCTAACTTTTGTTACACCTGTCATTGTAGGTGAACCAGAAGTAGTTACTTCAGACCAACCTACTTTTGTTGGGGTGCTTGTTAGCGTTGTGCTTGTACTAAAACCATCATCTGATATAGCATTACCATTAGTAAAAATATTCGTACCTGCAATTTTTCCAAAGTCAACTACTATTGTATTAGAATTTTTAGATATTAAAGTTCCTGTAATACTTGTAGCTGTAGTAGAATCACCTGCTGTGCCTCTTTCTGTTAAAGTTTCACCCACTGTTAAATTAGTGTCTGAAGTTACTGTAAAAGTATAGTAAAAACTCCAATGATGTAAATAGTTATTACCAGATGAAGGAGTTCTACAGGCAAGCACTCCTTGATTTATACCATTAGCTACACAAACTCCAAGAACACTTCCTGTTCCTGTAACTGTTCCAAAATCATTACTAAAACCATTTATTTTACGATAACCGCCAGTTACAGCAGGTTCATAGTTAATTAAACCAATAGCTGATCCAGGTTGTGTTTCACCTTGAGATAATACATCTCTACTAGTATTTAGCCCTCCTTGACAGAAAACTTTAAAAGAAGCTAAATTATCAACCATTAGATCACACTATTAAAGGTACTAGTATATGGACGATTAATTGCTGTTGAACGTACATATAAATTATCATCTAATAATATTCTACGCATAGATTTTATACCTTCTTCAAAATTATTTTGATGCATTGCTGCACTTTGCTCATTACTACGAAAACGCATAACAAACATAATAGCACCATCAACTATAACATGTTTAAATCTATCAGGTATAACTGTTGTATCTGTATGTGCTGTTAAATCTGCAGGAAAAGTAAAATAAACATATTCAACTTCATATGCTGCATCAGTAAGAGGAGTAATACCAAATTTTTCTTCTAACGTTTGATATACATATAATGGTTTACTTACACCATTTGTCTGATCACCTTCATCGTCTTGTGTACGATAATTTTGTAAATAATCATTATATGTTATTGTTCTAAGAGGTCTTGGTGTATTATCAAGCCCACTAGTTTTTTTTAAAAAGAACGAATCCCAATCAACAGTACCCATATCTGTAGGAAAATCATACGTTCTCTGGGCTGTTACTAATGTTTGAGTATTTGTTGTTTTTAAAAAAGGAAATTCTTGACCGTCTTGTATTATTAATCTTATACTGTTATTAACAGCATCTTTAACTAAACCCTGTACGTTACGCACAGTAGTAAAACCGTCACCTGCAGTATCTAAGGTAACTTCATTTAATCTTCTTAATGTATCATTTACAAGTGTAATATACGTAGTTGCCATTTAAATAACCTTTAAATAAGTCTAGAGGGGCAAGTTTCCCTGCCCCCCAGTTTAGTTTAATTACGCAAGCGTGTCACGATCTACTTCATCAGCAGTCATTTCACCTAAAGAACTAACGTCCATTAACACAGCGTAAACACGTAGTTCACCTGCAGTAAATGATGCGCCAGAACCTGCAAGAGTTACATCAAGTGTATCTGAAGAAGTAATAACAATATCACCTGCTACAGTTGCTGAAGGGGCATAAGCTCCATCAGACGCACCATCAATATCAAATGCAGCCACATACTCATTGTCATCTACAGCCGTACCTAAAATTGCGGTAGCGTCTGTACCAGAGTTCATAGTAGCAGAAGTTGTTACTTGAAGACCTGCAGCTATAATTTTAGTATTAGCAGGTATAGTAAGAGCCTGTACTACATCACCTGGGGCAATGCTGTTTGCGGTTAAGTCAATAGTTTGCTCAATCATGTAAGGCTGACGCCCACGTGAAGAACTCCCATGTGCAGGAGCTAGAGTTGCAGTAATAGTTGCCATTGTCTAATCCTCCCTTACGCTAAGTTATATGCAGCAGTTACAATTGCTTCAGGACGAAGAATTTTTCTGCCGTATAGATGCATACCACGAACAATATCAGCAAAGCTGTCAGGATCACGATATGTTTCAGTCTTATTAATCTGCTCTGCAGTTGCAATAGCAGAAGAATGACCTGCCACGATAATACCCATGTTTGAAGTATTCGGACCACCTGTTGTTCCTGGGCCAGTACCCAAAGATGGTAGATTATTCGAACTATAAACTTGGAAACCGTGTAGATTATTTACTACAAGACCATTTTGAAGTCCAGAGCCACCGAAGTCAGAATTTAATAGGCGAGAATCCTCGTCTTTTAAAACTTCAATAAACACTGGGTCTAATACAAGCCAACGACCTTGTGTGTCAACATTTTGTTGATCCATTAGTCGTGACATACGTGCAATAATTTGCAATGGAAATGCATTACCTGCAGTTCCAGATTTTGCAGCGGTTGCCCCACCTGCACGTGGTTCAATACCAATTGAATTGTTTGCTGAACCTGCTGATCCAGATGTGTTTGTAAAGTCAGATGCGTCTAGTGACATTGAAGCCAATAGTTCCGCACCAACTAAGTTAGAACCATCTGAAGCAGTGGAAACAGCTTTATCACCGTTCACTGTGGTATTTACTGCGCTTGCATTTGCATGAAGTGCAGCTTGTTTAAAACCAGATAGATACCCAAGAACTTCTTGGTCCATTTGGTCAGCTAGTCTATATGCAGCACGATCTGATGCAAGACTTTGAAAATTGACGTGGCTATGAGCCTCCTCAATATCATCGACTTTAAAAGCAAAATAGTTAGCTTTGTCAATAGTCAATGAAAAATCTTCATCATCTAAATCTTGTGGTGTAATAGTTGTACCACGTGCATATGATTTTACGGTGATTTCAGGTTCTTTAATAATTTTAACTGAATCACCCATTTGTGCAATCTCTCCAAAATAATCAGAGTTTGTGATTGCTTCAACAACAGATGCCTTGCGGAAAGCAAGCTGCACCTGTTTGGAATAGATTACTGGACTAAAATTACCATTAGGTAAATTGCCATAACCTCCTGCTTTTGAAAACGCCATTTGTTTTCTCCTTTTAATTAGCAGTAACAGATGCGAAACACACAGATATTCTACTGGAGGCTAGACATCGTAGGGTGCACAATTACAACACTTGGCCTTTGCATTGTACTTGTGGGCCATGAATTACTAGGTAAGTCCGTAAGCCACTGTTGTTTGCTTGGGGATATAGTTAGTGCAGGTATCCATCTCTACAGGGGCTGCACTAAACTACAATATATATAGTTATAACATAAATAACTATAATGTCAATACTTTTTATCTAGCTGATCCAGATAAATCGTATATAAAGTTGCCTGTACGAATAGCTTCCATTATCTCGTCAGAGTTTCTTTCGTATTCGACTGCAGACATTTTTTGTACATCAGACTCTTTGATCGCATTTCCCTGTGGATCAGACTGAGGTTTACTGCGTTCATTCCGTGTACCCACAGAACGTGCAGCATCTTTTGATGAAGCAGATTTTTTAGGTTTAATATTTTTATCTGCTTTATACAAATCAATTGCTCGTGCAGCAGACCTTGCATCTGCATCATTTTCATAAAGAGCTTCTTGTACCCACTTAGGTTGTTCTTCTGCCCATTCGTGAAAATCGTCACTGTCACGAATATCTACAAAATCAGGATGTAGTTTAAGTAATTCAACTTCAGCTTTTTCTCGTGTAGCTGTAGCTTTCATTTCATCTATTTCTTTTACACGTGCTTCAAGACTTTCTGCTTGTTCTCGTGCTTTTTTAATTGCAATAGTTTCTACTATACCTGCTACATCAGGATATTGTTTTGCCCATGCTTCAATATCTTCATCTGACTTTGGTAGTTTAATCTCACTTTTAGTAGACTGAGTTAGTTGTTCTTCTAATGCTTTGATACGATCTTCATATTCTTTTTCTTTTAATTGTTGATGTCTACGTAGATCACCATATCGTTTCTTAAAGCTACGTTCCTCTGCATTTTTAGGTTCTGTCTCTTTAGGTTCTTCAACCTGTTCTGTTTCACCTTTTTGTTCTGCGAGTAGTTGCTCTAACTCTTCTTCTTCTTTTTTTCTTTTTTCTTCATTAGTATACTTGCGATTTGCAAATGCTACTTTTTTTGGTGACTGCATTTCTTCAGCCATAATTTGTTGTTCTGACATTATCTGTCCTTTCACTAGGGCCACCGTAGCCATGTTGGATGGGGGATGGGTAGCTAGTCATATTGGTGGGTAGTTATTTTTTCTTCTTCTTTTTGTTTACAAGGCCACCTTCCTTGAAACCTCCCATAGGACCGCCTCCTGTGTAGATATTTTCGTTAGGATTAGCTGCTGCCGCTTCTTCTAGTTTAATTTTAGCTTGATCTAGATTAGCTTTTGCTATTTTTGCTGCATTAGCTTGTGCTATTTTTTCTATTTCGCTATTGTCATCATCATCATTATTATTTGAACCCGATCCAGAGCCTGATCCAGAGCTTTCATTAGCTTCATTTACACTATCTGCAATTTTTTCTCCATCACTATTAAACATTACTTGTGCTTGTGCAATATCATATGTAGATAAACCCATTGCTGTTCCTAACGCAGGATCACCACCTGCAGCCATAAAGTCTGACATTTTATTAAATCGGTTATTAATTATTTCATAATGTTCTGCTACATTTGCATTACCACTTGTAACTGCATTGTCATATGCTCTTGCTTGATCCATACTTAACATATTTGTAGCATTTGAAACTGTAGTTAATGGAGAATTTGACGGATCATACATAGGGTTATATGTACCTGATTCTTCACTTGTTGTTGTAAAAATATTTGAAAATGCACCTTTTAAGTTTTCAATAAATCCTGTTTCTATTTTGGGTATTTCAATTCCGTTTTCTTTCATTAAATTTTCTAGTTGTTTACCATATAAATTTGCTGCACCTACTCCTGCAAGACCTGCTATAGGAATTACAAATCCTACACTTTTCATAAGAGCTTTTGCTTTTTCATTCTGCAAATAGGCATCTATAACAGATTGTGTATCTCCTTTTGCAACTTTCTCTTTTAATTCAGATAATTTATTTCCACTTTGTTGTCTTACCATATCTTCTAAACGTTTTTTAGTACCACTTTTATCATCACGAACTTGTGTAGTTTCTACAGATGTGCTTTCTAAATCTGTCGTAGTTGTTTCATCTTCTTTATAAGTTTCTTTTAGTACAAACCCTTCAGGTATTTCATTTATTGGATTATTATTATAAAAATTAATTATGCGTGTTTCACCTGTTTCAGGATTAAAATATTCTTTTTGTGTATACACATCATCTACTGTGGGAACAAAGTCATCTGTGGTTCCTGTTGTGCCTGTATTATCTGTAGTTCCTGTATTAGTTTTTGGTGCAAGACTACCATCATCAAATGGTGTAGTTTGATTTGTTATAAATTTAGGCATATACCCACCTGCAGGTGACGGTGCAGGGGTTGGTGGGGCTATTGAACTTGGAGGAATAAATGGTGCAGATACCTGTGGTTGATTTTGGAATACAGATTGTTGATAGCCACCTATACCTGTTGATGGTACAAATGTATTTGTTGATGGTACAAATGTACCTGTTTGTGCTTGTATAACACCACCTTGTGCCATTTCTTTTGGTTTATCTTCTTCTGGTTCGCTTGTTACAATAATAAGATCAGCCATATCAAAAGGCATATCATCTGGTATAGTTGCCTCTTCACTATTACCCATCTGCCCCATAGCTTCCATTTTCTTTAGACCCATTTTAGCGTCTTGTCTTAAACGCATTAAATTTTCTAAACCAATGTAACGCACAACGTCAGCAGGAAAAACAAACTCACCTTCACTTAGCATAGCAGGTATATCGTCACGTACTTCTTTTTTGGTAGAGCCAATAGGTACGTCATTACCAGACTCAGGGTCTACTTCACCACCTTCGTCTTTTAAACCACCTTTGTTAAATAATTTCATTTGTTCTTCTAGCATAGGAGTATCACCTTTATCAAATTCAAGAGAATCACTACGGCTTTCTGCAGCCTCAAGAGCTTCTTCTAATTTATCATGTGTGCTAGTAGGTTCTATTAAACCTTCATCTAGCATTTCTATTAACTCTGCATCAGAGTATTCTTTTCCATTATGTATTGTAGGAATATTAACCCATTTACCTTTGTATTTAAAAGTTGTAGATTTTTCAGATACCATTTCACCTTCAGATGTTTCATAAACATCTCTACCTGCTTGTGTTTGTTTACCTGTTTTCTTTCCTACGTCAGCCATTCTTTAAAACTTCATCTCTTAATAGTTTAAGTCTACGTAATTGATATACTGCTCCTTGTGCTCTATGCACAGCAACTGTATTGTCTGTTTGTTCCATTACTCTGTGTTGTTGATCTATTAAAGTATCTAAATACTTTTCAAACTTATCCCACTGGGCTTGGTTGCTGACCAACGCCTTGAGCTTGTTGAGGTGCTCCCTGTCCTGCATTACCTGTAAATCCTTGTTCCTGTGGTGTTGGTGCTTGGCCTACGCCTATATTTCCACCACCTGCCCCTGTTGGGTCCATTGGGTTAGCCCCTGCAGGAGCACCCTGTTCTGCTTGTTTTTCTTGTTGAAACTGTTTCATAAGTTCAGCCTGTATAGCAGCATCATTCATATTGTTGGTAACTTTGTCGGGGTCAAGATCAAGAGACTTTGCAATCTCACGAATAATATATTGAAACTTAGCAAATGGTGCAAGTGCAGGGTTAGATGATACTTGCAAGAATTGCATAAGTCTTTGGCTACGTACTTCATTAGCCATAAGAGATTCTGTTCCACGTGCCTTAACTTCTAGATCACCTTTTATTTCAGGATCAAAGTCAAACTGCATGTTAAATCTAAACAGCCCCTCTCCTAGTGGACGTAATAAATAATCGTCTACATTTTTAATAACATTTTTAATTGTGCCACTAGCTGCACCCATTAACATACTAATACCACTAGCAGTTCTGCCTACACCCATAACACCTGTTTGTCCATGAGCAAAAGAAGGAAAGCCTGTAGATTCATCAGCTAATACTCGTGCCTTGTCAAATAACTGTAAGTTTTCACCTGCAACATTAGGAAATTTAGTGCCAAAGATAGCTTGCCCTGGAGCACCACCCTGTCTTCTAAACACTTTCCCTGGATATACTGATAGGTCTTGGCCTGGAACTAAGTTAGTTTCATCTACCTCTATCAACAGGTTGCCTGACAATACAGCATTATCTACAGCCATACGCATAAAGCCATTCATAAGTGTTTGTGTATCGTCCATGTTTTCAGCAATACCTACACCAAAGAATGAGTATGGGTTTAATTCATATGGAGCAGCCATATATGGAATACGTGCAGGTTTAAAAGGATTAAGAACCATGCGTAATAGTTTATTATTACAAATCCAAATATTTGCTTGTAATTCATCCATTTCAGAAAGTTCTTCTGGTATGTCTACACCTTGCTCTTCAAGCATTTCAACATCACACACACCCCAATATTCAAGTACCTCAAATCTTTCAACACCATGTTCTGGTGCATAGTCAGCTAGATCATCTTCCCAATATTCTTTATCGTAATTTTCGCCTAAAGATATAGCTTCGTCAATAACTGCTGAACGAAAGTATGGACGTTTTTTTAAATTACGCATTTGTGAACGAGATAGTTTGTGTCGTTCTATTACGTACTGTGCTTCTTCTACATTGTTAGCATCTGGGTCTGGATAAAAATTCCAAACAGATACATGTGATACTTGTGGTATTGTTTTAAATGTAGGTGAGTATTCACCTGTTTCATCATCCCAACTAGGATACTCTTTATCTATAGCAAATGGTCCTTTCATTACACCAGTGCCAAACAATGCCATTTCAAATGAAGTGCTTCGTAAATGTTTAGATGCGGAAGATTCATCAAGTTGATCTTGTATTTTCTTTTGCATTTTCTTTGCTGCAATCATAGCAGGACTAAATGTAACTGCAGTAGGTGTGCCACCTATACCTTCTTTAACCCCATCAATTGAATTTAATTTTTCTGCCAGTTCTGGATTTAATAACTCTTCTAACGTTTTAGCCGTAGCACCTTTAGGTATTTCTCTACCGTCACCTGCAAAACCGTAAGGCGATACTGGATCATTTTTTTCATCTTCTTGTAATTCTTTAGGCAAAGCAGGATCAAAAGAGACATTTTCTACAACACCCTCTGGAAGTTCTGTTGGATCAACAGTTAGTGGAAATGCATTTTTTGCAAATAGTACATCTACAATTTGACCATATGCTGCAAGTGTTTTAGTTTTAGTTACCTTAATAAATACACGAGATTTTTCAGCTTCAGTAAATTGTACATCAGGTCCATATATACCCCGATAATTTCTATATGCTTTTAACCAACGTTGTTCATCTTGTCTACGATATTCTTCTGCACGATTATATCGTTCCATAATAAATGGAATTATTTTAGATGTATCTGCATCTTCTTCTACTGAATTATCTGTATCTTCAAGAACTACTGCATCGTCTTCAATAAATACTTCGTTATCTTCTGCCATTTATTTTTCCTTAATAACCAAATGTTGTATCTGCTACTTGCATACCCATTGACGTAGTTCCATATGGGTCATAATCAAATATACTAAATCTTGGTCTTGACATTATACCATATCTTAACGCATCATACAAGTGGTCTTCTGCATTGGTATCTACGTCTTCTGGATTTTTTTTATCCAAAGGTATTGCAGGTAATTGTGATATTGTTTCTACACATGTATTAAAAAATACTAATCTGGGATTTTCTGTAAATTCATCTATTTGTAAACGTCTATGTATTTCATTTTTACCTGCAACACGAGAACCTTTTGATCTATCTGAAGGACGCCATCTACATCCTCTAGTTATCATTTGCTCCGCAAGGCTTGGACCTGTATCGCCACGTTTATGCCATAAAGAGCTATCCAATACTCCATATTTAATATTTCCGTCCTGTGCTTCTAGATCAAGAACCATATCAGCTAAATCTGTAGCTAATACTTTACTAACATATAGTTCTCTATATATTATAATTTGCTCGTCAGGTGCAACAGCAAACCACAAAACAGCACTATAAGAACCATATCCATAATCACACGCTCTAAACTTAACCCAGTTATTTGGTATTTTAAATGGTTCTACTACATGTATATTTCTATCAAACTCTGTAAAAGCTGCACCTTCTTTTATATCCCAGTCACCCTCTAATAGTTGTCTACGTTGTTGTTCTGGCAGTGACAATAGCATTGCTTCATAGTCACCTTGTGTAGCCAAGTATGGGTTGTCAGATAGTCGTGCAGGTATAAACCTACGTTTAAATAATGCCTTACCTGCTTTCTCGTGACCTGCAGGATATTTAAGAACTTCTCCTGTTTCTAAGTCTCGTGCTTCAAATGCTTTACCTGCAGGTGCA